TCGTCTTTTACTTCACGGCATTTACAATTTTCGCAAGCGCATACGCCGTATACATCTGAATGAAGTTCACCATCACAGTGGCAATCACAGCTGCAGTTTTTACATTTCTTAGTCATTTTTTTCCTTAAAGGAATCTGCCCAATCAGCCAGGGCTTGCTCTTCAGCTAAATATTTTTTTTCTTCTTCATCATCTCTATCAAGAAGCCAGTTTAAAAAACGATGCCATCTGCTTTTAACTGCTTCCTTTTTTAATTCTAATGGTTTATTTTTTTTACAATTACAGTCAGCGCAGATACAACCATCTTTGCAATATTTAGGATCGCAATGACATTCATGTCCACATTTCTTACAATTACTCATTTTTTTTCTCCTCAATTTTGTAAAAGAATCTATCGGTATCTTCTGTTTTCCATTTACCAGTGTCTTCTACATTCCACTCTGAAGTTTGTACTTTCCAATCCGGTACTTCGTCTTTTACTGTGAACGAAGGTATGTCCCAAAGGATTCGATTGTTAGGTTGTGCTGCATAATTTCCATTCTCTAAGGCAAGAATGTGGGCGCACTTATGTTCATGCGGTATTTCAGAATGATCTGTATCTACTATATTACTCTCTGGATGTGCCCAGTCAACTGTAAAAAGATATTTACCTGGATGGGTTTTTTTATCTTTTCCAAAAAATTTTCCAGATTGTCCGTCTAGGATATCAAAAAGCAAAATGCTAGGATAATAACTAAAGCAATTCCATAGCTCCAGCTCATCAAGTCGCATCCTAGGAACTTCACTCGCTCTAAATCCTCTTTGAATGAACGCGGAGATAGGTAGTCTGTAAAAGACAGCACCATTTTCCATAATTGCGTGAAAGAGTATAGGGCGCCCTGTAATTGATGATAGACCAAAGATAATGCAGTCTTCCACTTCGCCATGATGTTCTTTAAGATCATAGAGATATTCTCTCCTGATCTGCGCATAGGTAGCAGGAATGTTTGCATTTAGATAGGCCATGCATAAATTATTTTATTAAAGCGATTATTGCAATAACAACGATGACTATAATAACAGATTTCTGTTTATTAGCTTTAGCCCAGGTCATTACTTTTTTTATATGATCCATAGTTTTCTCCTATTTTTATTTTATTGTACCCCAATTTGGGCCCGATTCATAGTCTACTTTGTTGGGAACTTCAAGATCTACTGCGTTTTCCATAATGTTTATTATTTTTTTGGCTTGGGCCTTATTCTCAACAGAAATATCCAATTCATCATGAACTTGTATGTGAGGAATAATACCTTCTTTATATAAGTCCAACATTGCCTTTTTAGTCATATCTGCAGCCGACCCTTGAATTAGTTTATTTAAGGCTTTGTAAGTAAAGGCTCTTCGGAAAGTATTTTTATGCCAATAATTTTTTAGGGGTTTTCCTTCAGACGTTTCTACAATTTTTCCCTCTTCGTCTTTTAAAAATTCGCCCATTTCCTGCAGTTCCAACATTCTTTCTTTGTCCTCTGCTCTTACATATGTCCCCCAGTCCGTTCCCTTTAGTATGGGTTCGTACTTAGGAAATCTACAATATCTTTTTAATAAAGTTTTTATTTTCCCTTTGTCCTGAGAAATATTCATAATTTGATTTGTTAATTGTTTTACAAAAGGAACTTTGCTATGATACCGAGTAAATAATTCTTCTGCTTTTTCTTTTGACACCCCGAGTTCAGCTTGAAGTTTTGCTTTACCCATTCCATAAAATAATCCTAGGTTAATTGTTTTAGCCTGATGTCTTGGTATCTTTGCCATTTCTGCTACAATCTTGTGAAAGTCCGTGCTTGGATCGGTATCATAAGAATCCGCAATAGGATTTACGCTGCCTAGTTTAAACTTTAATGCATAGTGTGCAACAAGCCTTGGTTCCTGTTGCGAGTAATCAAAACAACCCCAAGTATGTTTTTCTTCTGGTAGAAATAGGGATCTAATCTTCGGACCTAGTATTTTATCTCTAGCAGGAATCTGCTGAAGGTTTGGATTAGAATATGAAAATCTTCCGGTTACAGTTCCACCTTGATCTGATCTTATCTGATTAATATCAGCATGAATTCTTCCACAGTATTCATGGTCCAAAATAGTATCTATAAAGGTGGTATTAATCTTGTTTACTTTACGCGCTTCTGCTATCATCCTAACTAAAGGATGTTCATGATTAGAAAGAAAGTTTTTTGTAAATGAAGGGGAGCCGGTCTTTTCAGTACGGTCATAGTCTAGGTGGAGTTTGTCAAAAACTGTGGCAATCGATGCTGCTGCCCATATTTGAATGTCTTGGCCTGTTTCTTTTTTTATTTTTTGGAGTAGCATTTCTTCTTCTAGTGTTAGTTGTCGCTTTAATTCATGAGCTTTGCTCACGTCCACTTTCACTCCAAGAAATCTCATGTCAACCAGACAAGGGAAAAGATCAGTCTCCAAATTAAATATATCTTGTAAGTCTTCTTCAATAATTATTTTTTTTAATTTTTGCCAGAGTTCTAGAGTTAGCTCGGCATCTTTTTCTGCATATGCACCCACTTCCATAGCTGGTAGCTTCCACATATCTTTTTTAGGATCTAGTCCTCTCTCCTTAGCAGCTTGATTTAATAAAGCCTCACTCTTTCCTTTATTTAAATGGTGCCACGATAGAGTGTTAAGAGTATACGAAAATCTATTTTCATCAATCAACGAGGAAGCAATCATGGTATCTAATATACGACCATTGATTTGAAGACCTAGTTTTTTTATCCAACACACATCATACATTGCATTATGAAAAATTTTATCTGCGGGGGATGCTAGAATATCTTTGAACCATTCTAAGGTTTTCTTAACATCGGAGTTCGGTCCTTCGCCATGAGCGATAGGAAAATACCAGGAGCTCCCTGGAATGGCTACTGCGATGCCCACAATTTCTCCATCATTTCTTAAAGAGCCGGAACCCTTTGATTTTAAAGAAGGATCTCGAGTTTCTAAATCAATTGCTATTTCATCATATGATCGTAAATCAGGGTACTCTGTGGGAACAATCCATTCAGTTTGTGGTAATATCATTTGTTTTTTCGTTCTTCTGTTTGTCTTAGTGATTCTTTATAAGATTCTTCTAATTCTTTTTTCTCTTTCTCAGCTTCTTCCAAAAAATCTTTTGGTATTGTATAGAATGTATACTTTAAAGTTAGTTCTTCACCATTATAAATAGTTCTTAATGTTACTAGATTCCATTTGTCCGTAATAGAACCTTCGGTTCTCATTTCAACTTTAACACAATTAGCATCTTCATCACAGTTAATGAAACCCCCTAAAGGAGTTCTAAAAATTATGTCATCAACTTTTATATGAGTAGTTCCTAGGTTAGTTCCTTGCGCTATGCCTGCGGTTGCGAACAATCCTAATCCACTAATTAAAGAGGGCTTAATAGTAAGTCTTGGCGGCAACGGATTATACATTGGGGTAATCTCTTTCAATAATCATTTCAATAAAGTGAATTGCTTTTTTTAAATCTTCTTTTTTTCCTTTCAATCTGTGTCTCAAAATATATTTTATAACGCATCCTTCAGGATATAGCAACTCGTTTTCAATTACAAATTTACTGGGCTGAATTTTAAAATTCTGATAGTGTGATCCACCAATTTGTTTGTCGTAAGCTTTGCTCATAATGAATAACCCTTTCTAGCTATCTTTGCTTTTAATTTATATAAATTATTTCTTGCTCTTGTTGTTCCTACATACCATACGCGATGTTCTTCGTCGGCTTTGTCTGTGCTTCTTGCCATAGCTTTAATAATTTTGTCGCCTAACTCTAGACTTAAAATTACATTGTCTTCTTCCCCTCCTTTTATAGCATGTATAGTTGAGAGAAAAATCCTAGCCTTCTCTGTTAATTTTTCATTCTTCTCTAACATATTTCTAATGTAAGTTACTTCTTTATCACCTGCTTTTGTAAAAGCATCATACCATTGTAGTTTAACATTCCATTTTTCTCCTTCAATAAAATCTTGAATGTCTTTTACTTCATGGGTCTCTAGAGTTTCACCCATCGTCCATTTAGTATAACTTACGGCTGCTTTATACAATCTTACTTTAAAACTTTTTCCTTTTTTAGTTTCAAAATATAAATTTCTTTTTACTAACTCTTTCATTAGGCTTATGAGAGTATCTTTTCTTCTGGCTAAAATTAACCAACGACCTTTAGTTAAATCTACCTGACTAAGATCGGTAATATATTGTGAAGACCCTTCTACATCCCTAGGAAAATAATCTTTTTGTTTCCTGAGGCCTGATATACGACTCAATGGTATTTCAGATTGTTCCTGAATAGCTTTAGAAATTCTTTTAGAATATTTTAGGACTCGTTCCTTGTCGGGTTTTTCATTAATGAATCTATTAACATCGGCACCAGCCCAAGCAAAAATAGCCTGGTCATCATCACCAGCTAAATACATATCCTTAGTATATTTTTTAAGCTCATCAAATAATTTCCATTGTAATGGAGACAAGTCCTGAGCTTCGTCAATAAAAATAGCCTCAAAGGTAGGGAGTTCTTTCTGAGAAACCATAGTTATAATATCATTGAAATCATATAGTTTACTCTTCTCTTTATATTTTAAATAATTATCATAAATATGTTCTAATGTTCCCCACTCTATAGCTTTTCTATCATGTTCATTACGATCAAATTCTTCTCTGATTGTTACATCCCTATTCATTGCTCGACCAATCAGTTGAAAATAAGGATCATTACAACTTAAAAAAGTAGTCTCTTCCTCATTAAATTTATCTACATAGTTTACTTTAATACCTAATTTTTTTCCTAGTTCTTCATAGTGATAGGGCTGCATTATATTTTCTTCTCGTAAACCTAATTTATGATAGGCAAATGAATGAAGAGTTTGAAAATAAGGAATTTCTTTTCTGTTGACTCCAATTCTTTCACGGGCTTCTGCAGCAGCCTTACGTGTAAATGCAAAGTATCCTATTTTATGGTAGGGTATTCCTGTACGCGCATAGGCTTTCACTCTACTAATTAATCTATGAGTCTTGCCTGTTCCCGGAGGTCCATAAAATTTATACAATTTCATTTTTATCTTCAAATTCTAGTATTTCTTTTGGGGGTGTCTCTTGTTCAAAAAGTTTCATTTCTAGTTCTATGCATCTCACAACATTAGATTTAAATATTCTTCTTTGAGTGGCCGCACCTTTAAATATGTCATAAAGCATTGTCCGTGTTTCTGCTTCATCCATTTTCCACTCCCGAGTTTTTAAATCCTCATAGTATTTATTAAATAAAAAATAAGCTTTCCCACGGTCTATAAAAACTGATCCAGTTTTAAATGCATTGTATGTGTTTGCTTTGGTGTCATTTAAAAAATCTTTAGTTAGCCTGAATAAAATTCCTGCTGGTTGAGAGTCTGGATCAGGAGTTTCCACATTCATTTCTGCCCACAAACCACTCACTAAATCTTGAAAATCT